CTACGGTTTCTCGGGATGCTCGTCGGATTCTCCGCGCCAGTACTCCCGCACCGCGTCGACATAACGTGCGAAGCGCGAGCGCTGCGCGGCCGCTCGTTTCTTACCTTCGGCCGCGGCGCGGATCTTCATCTGCCGCCGTTTCTGGTTGCTGATGTGGTTCCGGCCCTTGTGCTTCGCCTTCTGCCGGTTGAAGCGCACCTCGGCCAGGAGTTCCCGATCAGCGCCTTGTCGCGACCGGGGCGGCAGGGGCTCTAGGTCGCTCCATTCGATCCGGTCGCGGGTCATTTCGCCTCCTCCTGGGCAATCCGTTCAAAATAAAACGTAACGGGCGCGTCGTTCGCGACTATGACGCCGAAGCGCTCGCCGGCCCGAAACGTGGACGTGGCCCGCCGCACGATCGCCGCTGATCGCTGCAGGATGTCGCGCCAGCCTTCGAGCGAATAGCCGCCCTTATGCAGATTGCAGGGCACGCAGGCCGGCATCATGTTGGCGACGGTGTTGCGTTCAGGCTTGAGCATGCGCCGCTCCTCGACGGGAAGTGGGCGACTCCAAGGATCGGTCGTGATCCGGACGCAGGGTTCCAGGTGGTCGGCGTGCATCGTCCGGCCGAGCTCGCCGCCGCAGTAGGCGCAGCGTCCATCAAACTTCGCGCGGAGAGCCTCGCGCTGGCTCTTCGTGTTCCGCCACTCGTCGATAGTGGGCATCTCGGGCACCAAGAGCGGCTCGCCGATACTCACGCCGCCAACTCCATCAACGGCCGCGCATAGGGCAGCATGCAGGGATGCTCGGGCCTGCCCGTTTTCGTCAGCCCGAAATGGATCAACCGCACCCGATCGTCGATCGCGCGCCCCTGCGCCCAGGCCGCAATCGTCGACCCGTGATTGCCCCATGCGAGCAACAGATCACGGCGTTCCTCGCCGGGCATCAGATCGTTCAGAACGCGCCGCTCGAGCTGCTTGGCATAGCCCGTCGTCGGCCACCCCGCCGCCTTCGCCGCGCCCGGATCGGTCGCGCGATAGTCGCTATGATTGATGACGACGACGCCGCCATAGCCGTTGAGCCGCGCGAAGCCGAAAAGCTTCTTCATCGTCTGATCGTCGGCAAAGGCGCGCGCGGTCGACGGGTTGAGCATCCGCGCGAACAGGATCGGCCGCGCCCCATCCCATACCCACGCGAGCACATGCCGAAAACGCTCGTCTTCGGAAAGCACGGCGAGCCCATCGCGCCCGTCACGCGCCGCCCGCTCAACGATCGGCGCGGCGCCCAGGCCGGACTGGCGGAAGGTCTCCATGATCCAGTCGAAAATCGCGGGCTGGCTCACTGCTTCACCCCTCTCCGCATCCCGTTGCTGACGATCACTATCACGCGGCCATCCTCATGGCAGGCAAGCCGGGCTGGTTCGCCGCGACCAGCGCCTCCGCCACGGGCGGGCAGACGCTGTTGCCGATCGCACTGATCTGCTCTGCGATGGTCAGGGGCCGCTCGACCCACTTGCCACGCAGGAACTTGCGCACAACCGGATCGAGCACATAGGTCTCCGGGAAGCCCTGCGCCCGGGCGAGCTCGCGGGGCTTGAGCATCCGCAGGCCGATGTCGACGATGACATAGGTGACGGCGTCGATGGTGACGGTGACGACGGCGAAGCGCGCCTTAGTGGTGATCGCGTCGAGCGGCCGGTCGACCGCCTGCGCCTGCGCCGTCTCGTTCTCGCCATCGGTCCCGTAATATTTAACGAGGAAGGCGGCGACCTTGACCGCGCGCTCCATCATCTCGGGCGGCAGCGCGCCTTCCTCGATCAGCGTAGTCTCGACGATCCGCTGGGTCGAGCCCTTGCCGACGATGGTGCTGAGCGGCCGGCGGGGCGTGTGGCCGACCATGCCGCTATTCGCCTGCTCGATATGGGCAGCCACAAGAGCGTGATGCGTTCCGGCGGCACGGACCGTCGGCACCTGGCCGCCGAGATCGCCACCGGCCGCGGCCTTGTCGCTGCCGTAATAGCGGGTGAGGAACGCGCTCACCTGGTTGATGTGCGCGCCGCCCGCGGTGATCGTATGGGTCGGCTCGTTGGCTGCGGTGAAGGGCTTCTGCGCGTTCCGATTGGTCATCAGGTGCGGAACCTGGACCATCTCCGCCGTGGCGAGCCCGAAGCCCGAAGCCTCCGCAGCGACCGAGCCCAATGGCTTGGCGGGATCGAGCGCGCGCGGCGCTTGCCCCTCGCGCTCGCCATTGCGCGCGCGGTAGAGAGTTGCCCCGACCAGCCCCAGCGACGTCGCCCCGGCGGGCCGGGCAGGGTGGCCGTTCGCCGTGACGGTCGGCATCTCTTTTTCGATCGGCGAGCCGACCCGGCCGCCGTGGAAGGTCGTGATGTGTGCAGCGAGACCGACATCTACCGCGGCCAACTCGCCGCCGTTCGCCGTGGTGATCGTGCGCAGCGGATCGAGCGAGTCGTGCGACCGGCTCCAGCCCTTGCTATGCGTCACCGGCACGATGAACGGCCGCTGCCCGTTGAGCGCGGCATTGACGACGTAGCGCATCACGCCATGCGCTATCCGGCGCTTGGTCGCATCGACCAGATCCTTCACCCGGTCGAAGATGCTCGGGCACCGGATCGACCAGTCGATGCATTCGGCGGCCGTGCGATAGGGCTGCAACTCGCCGGCGAGGACGCGAGGGTCGTTCGCGGGCGCGTGGGTCGGCTTCGGCCAGACGATGCGCTGCCGGTCGCGCCGCATGACCATGTAGAGGCGCTTGCGCGAGGTCGGAGCGCCATAGTCGCAGGCCCGCAGCAACCTCCAGGCGACACGGTAGCCGAGCTTGCGGATCTTCGCGACGAAACGCTTGAACTCGCGTCCCTTCTTGTCGGGGATCGGCACGCCGTTGCCGTCGAGCGGCGCGGCATATTCGAACTCCTCGACATTTTCGAGATACGCGACCTCGGGCCGCGTCTCGTCCAGCCACCAAACGACCTCCCAGCAGAGCGCCCGAATTGTGCGATCCTTGACCGGCCCGCCCTTCGCCTTGCTGTACTCCTTGCAATCGGGGCTGAACCACGCCCCGGCAACCGCCCGCCCGCCCGTCGCCTTCTTCGGCAGGAACGGCATCCGAATGTCGGTGCAATGGTGATCGGTGCCTGGATGGTTCGCCTTATGGATCGCGATCGCGGTCGGGCTGTGATTGATGGCGATGTCGACGTCACGGCCGATCGCCTGGGCGATGCCGGTGGATGCGCCACCGCCGCCGGCGAAGCCGTCGATGAAGAGACCCTGGAACATTTATGGATTTTCCTCCTTCTCGCCGGCGGTGATGATGGCGACGTGCTCGCGGCGCTTGAGCGCGATGGCGCGGGCCTTGGCGAAGTTCGCCTTGTTGTAGATGGCGGTGGTGTTGATCTTCGTGTGGCCTGAGACCGCGCGGATATCGTCGTTGCCGGCGTCGCCGACCTCGGTCAGGCCGCCGTGCCGGAAGCTGGTGAAGCGCAGATCCTTCGGCAGCCCCGCCTTGTCGCGGATCTTGCCGTGCATTTTCGGCATAAAGTCCACCGGGTAGGGCAGCCCGTCATATTCGCGGCGAACGATCATCTCCCCCGGGGCGCCCGTCCTGGGTGTGCGCGCCAACTCCTCCTCGAGCTCGGGATAGAGCGGCACCGTCTCGCCATCGACGACGGCGCTCAGCGGCAGCGTGATCAGCTTGCCGGTCTTCGACTGCACGACGGTGATCTGCTCGCCGGGCTTGTAGTCGTCCCAGAAGAATCCGCGCGTGATCCGCGCATCGGGATCCTCGAAGCCGAAGGCGTCGGTCACGCGCTGACAGCATTCGAAGCAGAGCGCGGCGGCGGTCGCCATGCTCTGCAGGCCCATCTCGCGCGCCACCTCACGGTAGAGATTATATTCGGCCCGGGTCGCGGCCCGGTTGCCCTTCCCTGCCCCGCTGCTCGCCTTGATCCCCATGCCCGCGAACGGATTCGAGGTGACGCCGGTCGTCTTGCTGTAGCCGGGCCGGGAGGCGTGATTCCAGACGAGCCGGCAGACCTGCATCATATAGGCGCCCTGGCGCTCGCCGTGCTTCGCGCGGGCCGACTTGTAGAGCGCGTCCGCGGCGGGGCCGTCGATTGCGCCGGCGCGTCTGGTGCCGAAGACGCCGACCTTCATCGCCATCTCGTCGACCATGTTCATCGCGGCCTGATAGCCGGCGCGGGTCTTGTGGCGCAGCGAGGTGAACTTGTCCTGCTCGCGGTACCAGGCGAACAGCCAGCGCACCGAGCCGACCAGAGCCTTGGCCTCCTGGCCCGTGCGCCACTCCTTGAACGCGGCATTGAGCGCCCGTGCCTTGATGATCGCCTCGGCATCGTCGGTGCCCAGGGCGGTCGATTCGACGGGGCAGGTCTTGCCGTTGCGCACCGCGAGACGGCGCTTCTTCTCGTCGGGCGATTTCGCGTTCTTCGGGTTCGCCCAGGTCGGCCGCGCCCAGAAATAGGCGGTGGCGCGACCGGCGAGACGCTTCGCCCGGACATTGGCCGGCAGGCGCACGTTAGACAAAGTCGAGATCCTCCGGCGAGCCGGTCACGAACAGCTGCTCGAGGGCGGCATCGAGGTCGCGGCGCAGGCAGAGCATCGCTCCATTCGGACCGCGCGGCACGAAGCGAACCACCCCGCGCTTCTGCCACTCGCGCAGCTGGGCCTCGGCGACGCCGCTATAGTCGAGCGCGAGGGCGCGATTCATCGCGGCCGGCCAGTCGGGGAGCTTCTCAAGCGGCAGGCCCATTCGTGCCCCCTTCCCCACTGAGAATCGCGGTAATGGCCGCAACGCCGCCACCGCCCGGACCGAAGTGCTTGGTCAGCGCCTCGGGGCTGAGCGCGGCTCGTGCGCGCGCCATCTCCTCCGGGTTGTCGAAATGGATGGTGGCGATCGGCTGCGGCCCGTCCGGGAAGGCGGCGCGATAGAATGCGTCCAGCTCCTCGTCGGTACCGGGCCGATAAACGCCGCCACGGGCGCAAATCGGCGCGGCCGTCATTCGCGGGCGGTGTGCGCCATAGGGTTCGCCGCAGTTACCACAGCGGGGCTTGAGCTCATCCGTCACGGGGCGCTCCTCTTTTCACGAAACGGAAAGATGATCTCCGCCGGCATCCCATCATGCTGCACGCCGTCGAGCAGGCGGCCGGCGGCTTTCTTGCCGACGCGGTACATCAGATCGGTGGCATGCACGGTCCAGCTATGGCCCTGGACGACACGGCTGCTGCCATCCGCGAAATGGGGGCGGCGGCGCATCCAGTCGGCGACGTTGCCCCATCGGTCATGGACGGGCCCGTCGCTAACGATGCCAGCATGGGACATGTCGGCCCACTCGCCCCATTGCTTGAACAGGAATGGCACCCCCGCCGCCGCGCACTGATCGCGCAGGCTGCGCGCCCAATCCGGATGCATCGGCCGCGCGCCGGAACCGCTCTCGCCGCCGACGATGACCCAGTCGATGGTCGGATGCATCGGCCCGGTCTTCGTGACAGGCACCGAATAGAAATCCTCGAAATCGGCTTCCCAATCGTTTTCGCCACTTTCGCGCCATGCTGCGCTCTCGGTTTCCCAAAGGTACGGTGTCAGCACGTCCATCGCCCGGTCGCCGTCGTCCGCTACGTCGGTCAGATCAACCGGCCCGAGCAGCGGTTCCATCGACAGAAACCGCTTCGCCGCCGGCGTCGCCAGCAGCTTCGGAATGTCCCGATCGGCTTCACCCTGGTTGACGATCGTCGCGCCGAGCCAGACATTCGGATATTGCCGCTCGAAGTCGAACGGCACGGGCAGCATGTTGGCGACATTGCCGATCCGCTTGGTCAGCAGCAGCCAGTCAAGGTTTGGTGTTGCGCGGATCAGCTCGAAAAGGTCCGCCCGCCACTGCGGATCGACCGCATTGTCGAACACGTCGGCCAGCGACGCGCAGAACACGCGCGGGCGGATTCCGGTGCGCGCCGCCTCGGCGTTCCATGCGATCGGCTTGCGCCAGTTCGCCGCCGATGTCCGCCGACGTGGCGCGCCCGGCCCCCAATTCAGCGGAGCGCCGCCGCTGAAGCGCGCATTGCGGGCCTCGGCATAGCAATGGTCGCAGCCGGGCCCGACCTTCTGGCAACCCTCCCAGGGATTGAAGGTGTAACCCTGCTCTCCATTGGGGCCACGAGTCCATTCGATCGTCGTTTCAGCCATTTGTGAATTTCCCTTTGGCGTCGCGATGGTGGACGGATTCTCCTCGGTTGTGGGTTCGGCGGCTGTGGCAATCGACGCACACCGGTTCCACGTGCTCGTGATGTTCAGCCGCATAACCGAGGTGATGATCGTATTCGTGCTTCCGATCGGCACCGATATGTCCGCAATCGGCGCACGCAAGCGCCGCCGCCTTCGGAACAAGACCAAGCCGCACGAGACGTGTTACGGCTTGCCGAGCCTGGAACTTATCGCCATCGCGCGGCGCCTGTGGCGTTGGTCCGGGGCGCCCTGTCTCAGGGTTGATGTTGGGCTTGTCGTGCCAACCCTTCGGATTCCCGGTCGATCGGCACGACTGACAGTGCTTATCGAGGCCATCTCCACGCGTTGCATCGGCATTGAACGCCGAGCGCGCAAGCCATTGCCGACACTTGCCACAATGCTTCAAGCCTGCCGCGATATTTGCGCGGTAGTCCTCAAGAGACAGCCCCAGCCGCTTCGCGGCGACCTTTTCAACGCCGGCAGCGCTACCCATTGTGGGTCGCCCACTCGATCTTCGTGTTCTCAGCCACGTGCCCGCCTCCCCGCGTCGCGCGCGCCGTTGAGCCGCGCCATTGCTGCGTCGCTTCCGCCACGGTCGGGGTGCGCCTCAAAGGCGAGCGCCCGATAAGCCGCGTCGATATCTGTCGCGCTCGCGCTCTGGGGTACGCCGAGCACTTGCCACCACTGCTCGGGCGCCGGAAGCGCCTCGAAGCCCCGGAAGGCGCGATCGAGCATGTCAGATGCGCCCCAGCGCTCGATGCCACGCATGGCCTCGACGGTTTTCCCGATCGCCCGCATGTTGTCGTGCGGCTGATGATATTGGTCACAGGCGAGCACGACGTCCTGCCCCTTCCTTTTGAAATAGACGGCAATTCCCGGATCCCGCCACGTCCGATCTGCCCGCGGCCAACCATCCTTGCGCAGCGGCTGATCGGTCGAGAGAATGATGTTGGTGGCTCCGAGGCGCTGAAGCTCCTCGATCATTTCCTCGCGCGCCTGATCGGCCGGCACCTTGAACGGCGCCTCGCGGCGAGAGCGAGCCCGCGGCCACCCGGCCGGCCATTGCAGTGGATAGCGCTGGGTCACAGCTCTTCATCCTTGCGCTTGCCGGTGCCGTCAGCCATCACTCGCACCCGCGGCCGACCAACTCGCCATTCTGACCCGCGGTGAAATCGCGCCAGTGGCGCCACCCCTGCGGGCAGAAGAAACCCCATTCGCGGACCTTCGGGCCGGTGAAGAACAGGCTCACGGCGCGACCGCCGGCGGGGATGATGATCCGATGCGCGTCCGTCGCCTTGCGGTGGACGATGCTGCCGGCTTCCCGCAGGAACTCGCCCTGGGGCGTCACCTCGATGTAGCTGCCCTCGAGCAGATAGGACGTGTTGTCCCAGGGGTGATCATGGAGCGCGCGATCGTCATCGCTGCGCAGGATTTCGTGAAGATAGTTGTTCGGACCCTCGCTCCTCGGCACGATCCACCAACGGCGCATATAGGGCCGCTCAGGGTCGCCGATGATGTAATCCGGCAGGCGCGCCTGCATCCGTCCGCGCGCCCAGGCTTGCATGTCGGGAAGTTCGACATAATCGGTTTTCTGTGCCGGCGGCTGACACGCCGGGCAGCGGCAGACGTCGTCGACCAGGTCGTCGGCGCGGCAAGGATCGTCCTGGAGAAGCTGGGACATGTTACCTCCTATTGGCCGCGCTTGAGGCGGCCGGATTCGTGGACGATCTTGCGGTCGCCAGCTGGCGCGATGACCAGGCGGAAGCCGTTGGGGCGGATTTCGAGGATCGGGCAGTCGAAGACATAGACGGGCGTCGCGTCGGTCGTCGGCCACCACATTTCACGGATAGTGACCGGACTATAGACACGAACCACACCGCCGATTTGCTCGACCTGCTCGGGGTCCATGCCCATGCGCTGCATCACGCCGAGCTGGCGATAGGTGAAGCGCGCGCCGGGAGCCTTGGCGGCGCGCCAGGGGTTGTGCTTCGACGGCGTGATATGCACGCGCTCGGGCAGCTCAAGCTGCTTCGGAGAGTTGCGGTGCACGGCCATCAGGCGGCGATCCCCCGGCGGGACTCGACCGACGCGAGAAGGCGATAAAAGGCCTTGGTCGCATCCGCCGGCGCGTCGGCGTGAAGCATGATGGTCGCGTGATTCTCCCCACCCCACATCTGGCCGTGAAGGTCGAGCTGCTGTGACCGGCTGAGCTGATGCCAGCCACGCGGTGCGCTGCTGCCGAACATCACGCCGCGGGGCGCATGGGCGGCCTCCGGCCCGACGACGAAGCCCGCAAGCTCCAGCGCGTTCAGCGCTTCGCGCATCGCGTCCTCGCGATCGACATTTTCGAATTTGGCGAGAGGGTGCGCCATCAGCGCGCCTCCCCAATGGCCCCGCCGCCGACGGGGGAGTCGGCGACGGGGCTGGAGGCGGCCTCTGTCGCCTGGAAGGCGAGGCCACGGGGGGGCTGGGGTTCGCCCCACGTCAGCGCGAGCAGCGCACCGACAATGGCGGCGGAAATCAGAAGAGAGAGGACGATCACGGCGTCCATCAAGGGATTGTGGAAGCCGACGAACCACGGCTCGAGCGCCTTCACGATGCGGTCTAGGGGGCTGGGTTCGGGCAGCGGGTCGTCCGACAGCTCTAACAGCATGCGCGAAGCCCGCCTGGCATTGCGGACAGTCTGATATTCGCCGAGCAACCGATCGGCGCGCTGCTGCGATGTTTCGGTGGTGCGTAACAAGCGCTGACTCCCCGTCGCTCATCAATGCCCCGTCTCGCGAACCGCTTGGCGGCTGGTCAGGTGGCGATGGGGCTATTCTATGTACCCGCATAGGGTATATGTCAATACGTATGTACCCATGTGGGGTATATTTTCGCTTCGGCCAGCGCTGCGCGATCGGCAGGGGTTGGCGATTGGCTGAAGTTGTGTGAGTGGAAAGCTCATGGATAAGAGCAGCGCCGAAACGATGATCGCGAACGAGCGCTAAAGCCGTCTCGGGCGCGTGCTTTAACCTAGGAACGGCGCTGTTCGCAGCCGGCGTGGTACAGACTTACCAGGCTGGCTGGATCAAATCTTTCTGCGCGCCTCAACCCTTTTCCAAAAGGTCGAAAGCTTCACTCCGGTGATTTCGATGAGCCGCTCGATTTTATAAATTCCCGGCTCACTGCCTTTGCGCAGGTTGGTAAAAAAGCTCGAGCCTACGCCAGCTTGCTTAAGCCATGCATTTATAGACAGATCGTCCGGCTTAACCGCTTCAAGGCAATCAAGCAGCGCCTTGTTGTTGACAGGCTTCCGGAGCGACATGGCTGGGGCATGCCATACGACGGACCCGTAACCAATTTGCTATATTTAGCAAAGATTTGCTGAACGTCATGGACTGTTAACCCTACCGCCCATAGCTATCGTTCGAGCGCCGACCGTCGGCGTCGCCGATAGGAAACCTCCTAGACTTGTAGGATTTCCGGCGTAGAACGGAACAGGAACATTAGGGGGTATGATTCGTATGACTCAACCGGTCACGTTGCAAGAACCGGCTTGCGATCTTGGTTGCCGCACCTGCTATCTTGAATGTGCGATCTTACCCCAGCGCCTCCGATGGTGGCAGCGAGAAGTTGAGCGCCTACGACGCGAAAGGGTTAGTCGGCACCATCCACGCTGGCAGCATTGGCGCGATCATCTGCGAGCTTCTGAAGCCGCATGTGTAGACCTCCAGCAACAGCTTTCGGCCACTCGGAATAAGGCAGACCCGCTGGGATCTGCTGCTGCGCGAGTCGCAACATATCTGCCAGTTGCTCTTCAGTAGGGAAAAGCCGTTCTGGGGCTATGATCCGGAACGGCTCGACATCGAGTTTGTCAGCCAACTTCTCAATCCATTTAGATGTTAATGGTCGGGTTCCGCCCTCTAACTTCGCCAACATACTCCGCGTGGTTCCGATCGCCTCCGCCAGCTGGGACTGGGTCATATCCCGCATCCGTCTCAACTGGGCGATGTTGTTCCGAATCATCCCTCCGTTGTGCCCATAGAGGGCATGGCCGCCAAGATGACTGAGGGGGTACATTTCACACTTGCTTGATGTACCCCCACTGGGTATAGTCTGGCTCATGAGGCTCATCGATTATCTCCGAGAGAAGGGTGAAACCGTCTCCGACTTCGCCAGGCGAGCACAGGAGCCAGAAAGCACGATACGCAAGATCGTGTATGGCCAGCGGCAGCCATCCCTGGGTTTGGCCGTCAAGATCACAGCTCTAACCAATGAGGCGGTGACCGCCGAAGACATGGTGATCAACCCTGACGCATGTGGGGAGGCCGCATGAACACGCCCCTCAACCCCGAGCAGTCGCTCCGGCTGGAATGTCTTCGTATTGCCGGGCAGTCGGCACCGAAGGGTGCCACGCCAACCGATGTCGTTCGCCTGGCCGAAGCGCTGGCTGTCTACGTGCGCGAAGGCGTCAAAAGGCGACCTCGTCGGCAGGATCGCCGACAGCAAACGGATCCAGCGCCGCAGGTCTTCGCGTGATGACGGTCGATCGACACTTTTCCCACAGCGCCAAAAGGTCGGCTGCCGGGTCTTCGGATCGTTTTCCGGCGGCTTTTTCCGCTTCGACGATGGTGTCGAACAAGTGCTGGATGGCGCTGAGCTGGGCTTCGGTCGGGCCGTCGAACAAAGACATTGTGATCCCTTCACGTTGGTCGGTTGCAGCCCAACGATGCGCCGGACGGGGTCGGGTCGCAAGCCCGGCCCCAGATGGCCGGCGAGAGGCTGCGTAATGGCCGCACTATCCACTTCGGAGTCAAATCCATGCTGATCAGCCGCATCTGCTCGACCGGCGTGCTCGCCGGCCTGTCCTGGATCGTCACGATCGCGCTCTTGCAGCTGGTGATCTGACCCATGACCCCAAAGCAGCTGGAAGTGCTCGACTTCATCCAGGCCTATCAGGCCAAGCATCGCGGCGTCAGTCCAACGCTGGCCGAGATGGCCTCGGGCCTCGGCTATTCCACGAAGACCCGGGCGTCGGTATCCGGCCTGCTCGATGGCCTCGAGCGCGAGGGCCGCATCCGCCGCGAGCGACGCCGTGCCCGCGCGATCACGATCATTCCGCACAACCCGCTTGCCGGCTTCACCACTGCCCAGTTGCAGGCCGAGATCGATGCCCGCGCGGCTGCCTCGGCGCCGATGGTTGCCGCCTGCGGTGACTGCGGCGAGCGGGCGGCCAGCCCCACGCTGATCGAGTGCAACCGGACGGTCTGCCCGATGCGGGTGCGAGAGGCAGCATGACGTCGCGTTTTCCATGGGAGAGTCATAAGTGACCACCGCACCGCACATCCACGGCAATCGCCGCTCCTTCTCCGCTTCTGACGCGGTCGAAACGATCGCGGCGGATCTGCGCCAAATCCGCAAAGAAGATGGCCTCACCTGGGCGGATGTCGGCCGGGTGCTGGGCAAGTCGGAAGACCGCGCCAACGATTACGCCAAGGCGCTCAGCGAAATGCCTGTCACAACCTTCCTGCTCGGCCTGCGCGAGTGGAAGGGCCGGTTTGGCACCGCGGCGCTGGCAATGGCGGGCGGCAAGTTCGCATCGCTCGATGCGGGCGACATGTCGGACAATGAACGACTCTCGCACCTCCTGCGGCTGGCACACCTGCTGTCGGTCGCGTTGAGCGATGACCACACACCCGGGGACATCGACGACGGGGAACTGCAAAGCATCGGCAGCGCCGCCCTCGACGATGCCGCGCGCGGCATCGAGACGCTGCGCCGCCGGCTGAGCAATCTGAACATGCAACGGCCCAGCCTTGCGGCTGTGGGCGACAGGACGAGTTGAGCGGACGGCTGGGTCAGCCCAGCCGGGGATTTTCCAGACCGAACGCCTGCGTCGGATCCGCTTCCGGCGTGGGGAAACTGCGCCTTGCGCCAAGGAGACAAAAATGGGCGATATTCCCGCCAAAGATCAGATCATCGAGCATGGCTATGCGGCCGCCGACGGTGGTCATGTGCCGGGCGCGTGCAACACGCTCGGCGAGTTCGTCCGCTCGGTCGAGGACGGCCAGTTCGACGCCGACGTCTTCGCCAAGCTGCGCGATCTCAACGCCGCACTGAGCGACCATGCCCAGCACAATGGCGGCAAGGCCAAGGGCAAGCTGACCCTCGTCTTCGACTTCAACCAGGATGGCGGGATCACCGAGATCAAATCCGCCTTCAAGGTCGTGATGCCCGAGGAGCGCCGGCCCAAGTCGGTGATGTGGCTCACCGAGGACAACCGCCCCACCCGCACCCGGCCGAACCAGCGCGAGCTGTTCGGAATCCGTGACGCCAGCGCGCCCGCGGGCCGCGTTCGCGACGCCTGATCAGCCCGCCTTCGAAAGGAATCCCGATGGGACTCGAGACTGAAAACACCGAAACCGGCGGGGTCGTGCGCGAGACGCGCGACCTCATCGAAAATTACCTCAAGCCCGAAACCGGCTTCATAAGCATCAGCGACGCTGGGCGCTCGATCAGCGTCCCGGTGGTCAAATATGCCAATTCCATCGAGCTCCTCGATCCGTGTAAAATCGAGCCCTGGGCCACCCGCCCGCGGCTTCGCACCGGCACCGCGACGCTGCTGTCGATCGATGCGCTGATCGACCACGTCAATCGCTTCAAGGATGCCGAGAGCATCGTCTTCGCCGACAATAATCGCTCGGCCCCGACTGTGACCGCGGTGCTCGACTATCACCCCGCCGGCGGCCAGCTGGACTCCACTGCCCCGCGCTTGGGCAAGCACCGCAGCCATTACGCCTTCCCGCTCAGCGACGAATGGGTCGCGTGGAACAAGGCGAACAAGGCGCCGATGAAGATGGCGGCGTTCGCGGAGTTCCTGGAAGAGCGCATCGTCGATGTCATCGGCATGATCGCCGGCGAAGACACGGTCAGCGAGGAGCTGCAGAAGTACATCAACGCCTGTGGCGGCGTGGACACGATCGCCGACCCGGCGAAGCTGATGGACCTGGCCCGCGGCCTTCACGTCCATGAGGACAGTGTGGTTACCGAGGCGGTGCGGCTTTCCAGCGGCGAAGGCCAGGTCAGCTTCGAGGTCACGCACCGCGATGCCTCCGGCAACAAGCTCGTCGTGCCGAACCTGTTCCTGATCGCCATTCCTATCTTCAAGAACGGCATCTCTGAGACCGCGGCCAACCCGTTCTATCGGATCGCGGCGCGGCTTCGATACCGCAAGACCGGCGAGGGCATCGTTTTCTGGTACGATCTCTGGCGGCTCGATCGCAGCTTCGACCATGCCTTCAACGAGGCCTGCGAGCGCGTTCGCGTTGAGACCGACCTGCCGCTGCTGCTGGGCAGGCCCGAGTAACGCCCGATGCGTGTCCGGGGCCATGATTATCGATCCGGCACGAAAGGCCGATCCTTCCGCATCCGCGGCGGGGTCGGCGGCTCGACCGTCATCGCGATGCTTCAATGTTCCGCCTGCCCGAACAAGGGCGAGCGGAACTTCATGACGCTTCCGGCCCCGGACCAGATCGACCGCAAGTTCATTCAGCACGGCTGGCGCATCGACCCGCACCTCTGCCCGACCTGCGCCGCCAAACCCAAGGAGAAGCCCGTGGCTTCCACGCCTTCGACTGCCGCCATGAAGGCGCAGGCGCAGATGTTCCACCTTCTGTCGCAGCATTTCGACACAGTCGCCGGCCGCTATGTCGCCGACTGGTCGGACGCGAAGATAGCGAAGGACACCGGGCTGGCCGAGTCCACCGTCAGCGCCTTCCGAATCGCCGGATTCGGCGAGATCTGCGAGCCGACCGAGGTCGCCCTGATCCGGCAGGACATCGGCGCGCTCGAGAAGCTGCAGCAGGAATCGCATGCAACCTTCGTCGAGGAGATCGCCAAACTGCGCGGCCGTCTCGGCGAGGTCCGTAAGGCGATGGGGCTGCGCGTATGAGCGCCCTGATCCGCACCATCTTCAGGATGCTCGATAGCCGCCGCAGGGTGACAAAAACTGTCACCCCCACTGACGCCGCCCGATCACTGGCGCGGCTTGCATCCGCCAAGGCTTCCGCCGGCGCGATCGCCCACCACGACATGGTCATGACCAGGGTGGGAGAGCTGCGCGCCTTTCTCGGGCTCGACACGCCGGAGGTGCGCCCATGAGCAGCATGCTCACCCCCGAAAAATGCGCCCGCATCCGCAAATTGTGCGAGACCTATAGCGGGGTCGATGTCTGCCGGATCGCGAAGATCAGCAGCTACACGCTGTGGGCGCTGAAGAAGCGGGACTTCAAGCCGGCGACCCGCCAGAAGCCGATGCCGGCCGACTTCTCGCTGATGGCGGATCGAATGAGCTATGACGAGCTCTCGCGCCACTACCGAGTCGGCGGTCCCACGCTGCGGCGATGGTTCGCCCTGATAGACCGGCGGTATAAATCTACCCGGGTCTATCCTAAGTTGCCCGTCCCTCCGCGCGAGGAGGTCGTCGAGGCGCTCGATCGCCTCGGGCTGCACGGCGCCGCCGCGCATTTCGGCGTCGGCTACACCAAGTTCCTGCAGTGGCGCAAAGAGCTCGGCCTGCCAATCGACCAGACCCACTGGCCGAAGGCGAAGCGGGCCGCCGCCAGGCGGGCGACCTCATTCGGCTGGATCGACCGCTATGCGGCCGAAAGGCGGGCGGCATGAGCGCGCCAGACAAAGCCAAAGGCTGGTTTCCACGCTTCTGGAGCAACACGTTCGACGAGTTCCGCACGGTGTGGCTGGTGCTGTTCGCGCTCAAGATTGGCGGAGTCACTTCGATCAGCTGGTTCGCGATCTGCGTGATCTGGGCTGCACCGTTTTTGGCCGTCGCCGCGCTGTTGTGCTTGGGCTGGGCGGTGATAGCCCTACTGCAGGGCGTCTTGTGGCTGGGCGGGTTCATCGCAAGGCGCGCGGCATGAACCGGCGCCCCACCCCGCAGCTCGACAGCTTCGCGGAGCACATGGCCAATGGCCTGACACCGCACCAGGCGGCCGCGCGCATGGGAATCGCTCCGTCGACCGGCGACAAGATGCTGCAGCGGCTGCGCAAGGTCATGGGGGCGCAGGCAGTCTGATGCGCACCAGGCTCCGCATATTCCGGCTGGACGACGCCGCGAACCCCGTGAAGCGCCCCAAGCGCAAGCCCCAGACCGCGCCCGTGCGCCCCGCCCCGCCCGCCGACGTCGTAGAGGCCGCCTTGGCCGCCGTCGGCGCCCCGGCCGGGCAGCGGATCATCTGCGACTGGCCGCCCAACATCCTCAGCGCGAACAGCCGCGCCCATTGGTCGAAGGCCGCCGGCCCCCGCCGCGTGTACCGGCGCAGCTGCTGGGCGCTGGCGCTGGAGGCCCGTCCTGTCGTGCCTGCCGAAGGCGACATCCTTGTGCGGCTGGACATGTTCCAACCCTCGCGCGCCCACAATGACGACGACAACCCGGTCGGCCGCTTCAAGGCCGGCCGCGACGGCATCGCCGAGGCGCTCAAGGTGAACGACCGTCGATTCAAGGTGACCCCGGTCCTGCACACCGAGCCGTTGGGCTGCATCGTTTTCACCATCATCGACGGAGGCGCGCATGATCCGCGTTGAGCACATCGGCACGGGAGCGCGCGCAGTCTGATGGGCAAGCGATCCTCCTTCGAGCGCATGCCGCGCGACCTCTATGCGACCTGGGATCAGCGCGCCGTGGCTGCGCTGCTGCCCCACCTGCCCGCCCGCACCCGCTTCTGCGAGCCGTGCGCGGGTGGCGGGGTGTTGCTCGACCAGCTCGTGGCCGCCGGCCATGTCTGCGCCAGCGCCTGGGATATCGAGCCGCTGCGCCGCGATATCGCCCAGCATGACGCGCTGTCGCGGCTGATCGGCAACATCGACTGTTTCATTACGAATCCACCTTGGACGCGGACGATCCTGCACCCGCTGATCACGCATCTCTCGGACCAGGCCCCGACCTGGCTGCTGTTCGACGCGGACTGGATCCACACGAAGCAGGCGATCCCCTTCCAGCATCGGCTGCGCCGCGTCGTTTCGATCGGCCGGTTGCGGTGGATCGAGGGCACCAAGTGCGACGGCAAGGATAATTGCTGCTGGTATCTGTTCGACGCCGTGAAGCGGGAGCCGACCCAGTTCTATGGGAGGGCGGCGTGAGCGTCGACAATCTGTTCGCACGAGGCGCCCGGATGGTTCACGAGGAGGCCGTCGAGCTGACGATCGCCTCCTATCGAACCTATTGGGATCGCGCGCGCCACTATGCTGTCGCCTGGTCAGGGGGCAAAGACAGCACGGCCACGCTGACCTTGTTGATCCATTTGATCGATGTCGGCGAGATCGCCCAGCCCGAATGCCTGCACGTGTTCTACGCCGATACACGGCTGGAGATGGGACCGATACAGGCGGCAGCCCTCGCCCTGATCGAGAGGCTGAAGCAACGCAACTGGATCATGGTCCATATGGTCTGCGCGCCGATGGACAAGCGATTCATGGTCTACATGCTTGGCCGCGGCGTGCCCCCGCCGAACAACAACACGCTGCGGTGGTGCACGAGGCAGATCAAGGTCGATCCTATGACCGCCGCCCTCGAGGAGGCCGTGGCGGGCCTCGACGGCGAAGCTCTGATGATCACCGGCGTGCGCCTTGGAGAGAGCGCCGTGCGGGATGGTCGCATCCGCATGAGTTGCTCGAAGGACGGCGGCGAGTGCGGCCAAGGCTGGTTCCAAGAGGTGCTGCCCAACGCCAAAGGCATCCGCGGCCGGGTCGCGACGCTCGCCCCGATGATCCATTGGGGTGTCTGCATCATTTGGGATTGGCTTAAGGTTTACGCGCCGCAGCCCGAGTTCGGCGGGTGGCCGACGGCCATTCTCGCCGATGCTTATGGTGGCGACGATGCCGTCGAAAAGAACGCGCGCACAGGCTGTATCGAGTGCCCGCTCGCCGAGGACGATACAGCGATGCAAAACATCGTCGCGATGTCGGCCTGGGCGCACCACGCACCCTTGCGGAGGCTGAAGTCTATCTATCGCCGCCTCCGAGAGCCTGCGATGCGCATCCGCAAAGCCGGATCCGAGACGCTCAAGGACGGCTCCCTCGCCGCAAATCCGCAACGCATGGGCCCGCTGACCTTCGAGGCCCGGCTGTGGGCGCTCAGCGAGATCTTGGCGATCCAGGCAGAGGTGAATGATGCGGCAATGGCACTCGGCCGCCCCGGAATCGATATCCTCAACGCCGAGGAGGAGGCGCGCATCCGAGAGCTGATCGAGCGGAAAACTTGGCCGAACGGCTGGACCGGCGACGAGCCGCCAGCCGCCGCATGGCTCGACACGGTCTATCAGGATGGCAGCGTCCAGCCGATCCTCTTTAGGGAGCTGGTCGGCTCGTGAGCATATCCGCCCTGATGCAGCAAATGGCCGACGCTGGCGCGCCGATGGAGGCCATTATCATCGCCGTGCGCGCAATCGAGAGCCGCGACGCCGTATTGGAGCAGCAGCGCACCGCCGCCCGCGACAAGAAGCGGCGCCAACGTGCCGCTGCGCTGGAGACGTTGAACGGGGACAGTCCCGGGACAGTCCCGGGACAGTCCCGGGACGTGGAGGGGACCGACGGGGACGAAGCCCCCTCCCCTGATAAAGCCCCCCAGACCCCCAAAATTAACCCCACCCCGCACACAGGGGGGGCGCCCACGCATACGTGCGAGGGGGCGATCCCCGGTCACCGCTTGCCGGGCCTGATCTGGCTCACGGTGGCGGCCTACACCGGCTCGCTCACCGCCAGCCGCGACACCGCGCTGCAGGCCCTGTGGCACGGCACGCCGCCGCCGCGGAACGTGACCGACGAGGTCTGGGCCGGGTTCATCGCCCACCGCAAGGCGCATCCCAAGGCGGGCAAGTTCACCGACCGGGCCTACGCGCTGCTCTGCCAGAAGCTCGACGCGCTCGCCGCTGACGGCTGGCCGCCGGGCGACATGCTCGATCGTGCCATCGAGCATGGCTGGATCACCGTTTACCCGCCCAAGGACTCCCGACATGACCACCACCGCACTCGCCACACAGCGCCAGGCCAGCACGGCAATCCGCTGGTCGACGCCGCAATTGCCCGAGAAGCTTCGCGCGCTCGTGAGCGGGATCCGGTCCATTGAAGGCGACCGGCTTCCGATCCTCACTGGGGACGATCTCGACGACGCCCGCCGCGCCCTCGCCGTGTACCGGGAAATGCCGCGCACCACGGCGATCAGCTCGATCGACAAGATGATGGCCTCGCTCGCCATGGCCTATCCGAGCCAGCGCATATCCCCGGAGGCGGCGCAGCTGCGCCTCGAGGTGTACGCGCAGGGCCTGGCCGACATCGCGCCCGACCTGTTGCGCGGGGCGATGCACGACGCGGTGAAGGTGCATAAGTTCTTCCCATCCGTGGCGGAGTTGCGGGAGCTCGCCGCCAAGCGGCCCATGGGGGAGCATCGCTGGCGCCGCATGGTGCTGGAACGGCTTGTGATGGCCGCCGAGGACCGTGCCGATCAGCGGCCCGAGGATCCAGCCGAGGCATGGACGGTCGAGCGGTTGACAGAGCTTCCCCGCTTCGCCGCCGCGATGCTGCGCAAGAACGGGGCGATCACACAGGAGCAGTTCGACGCGGCCTTCCCGCCGGTCGAGAATCTGGCAGGGAGCGAGCAGGCATGAACGACAATACGACCCGAGCAGAGAACGCCATGCAGCGCGCCGCCCGGCTGGCACTGGCCCGCGCCCGGCTGGCCGATCGGCAGCGCAAGGAACCTGGCAGCGTGCCCCGCTACGAGAGCCGCGACGCCCGGCTGGCCCAGGCCGCCAAGCGCAACCGCCAGCGCCTGGATCACCTAGTGATGGGGCAGGAACGGCCGGTCGAGAAGGTGATCATCGGCAAGCGCAAGGGCCGCAGCCGGCCGACGCGCAAGGCGGTGCCGGTGACGCTCGAGCCCGGCGTCGAGGAGGCTGTCGCGCTACGCGAGCGCTGGTCACACAAGCAGGGCACACCCCAGACGCTCGACTATACGCAGCGCACGCATCAGGGCGCGCTCGCCCAGCTGCACGCCAACGGGACGATCGATAACGAACAGCTCGAATGGGCCGCGCAAATCGCCAACGTCCATCGCAGCATCGAATCGGACGTGACGATCGGTAATGCCAGCCTCGAGGCCCGCGTCGATTGCGCGGGCAGCGGACGCCACTTCCACGGCGAGAGCGTGCGGCGCGTGCGGTTCCATGTCGCCTATGGGCTGTGGCGCGCCTTGCTCCCCCAGCCGAAGCGGCTGGTCCTGGATATGCTGGTTGGCGAGCCGATCGGCTTCAGCGTTGCGGCTGCGCGCCACCATGTTCATAAACGCCGCGCGAGACGGTTGCTGTTGGAGGCGATCAACCGCTGGCCGGATTGCGTTGCGCGGGCCTGCCGACAGGTCAGCGCAGAGGACGTGGCGGCCGCCAATATGGCCGCATAATGTGCTTGCAAGTGGCCCCGAAACCTGCCAAAAAAAGGCCAAGAACCATTGCGCCTCGCGCAGATCGGATAACGAATAAGCCTCGGGAAACCGGGGCTTTTTCCGTTAGGCGGCCTAAGGTGCGGCGGTGTATCTCTGCCCGCCGGATTATATTTTTTCAGGGCTCGTACGGCAGATCCGCAAGGGCCAGCGTGTTGGTGATCCAGCTGAGCAGGACGGGCTTTGATGCCTTCTCGCTCGGCGGGTGCTGGGCTTGGACGATGAGCGCCACCGCAAGTTCGGTACGGCGCTCGATCGGTTTCTCGCCCCGCTCCATCTCGCCGATATAGCCATGGGACAGGCCCAGGGCATCGGCTAATTCGCCTTGCGTCATACCCGCGCCTTTGCGGAGCGACCTAAGTTCCATTGGTTGCATGGTCACCTCACATCGATTATTCTCTGCACTTCCGGGAGCCAGAGCCACTTTCGTGACCCTGACCCCCGGTATGTTAGAAGCGGATCCGGATCGTAATCAGAGTCCGCTTCTTCCATTTGAACCGGATCGTGAGATCGAACATCTCATTCTCCTTGTTCATCAGGCCGGGGTGCAGTCCCGTCCTGATGAGACATTTCTAGGCTGAGCCTACATTCCGGTCAAGCGGAAAGGTGGGCTCAGCCTATTTTATTTCGTCCATGTCGTCGGTGCCCGAGCCTGGATTAAGGGTGACGTTGGCAAGACATCCAGCCTGGTCGCCAACGGACCGATAGGCAGATGCCATGGGTTCGAATCCCATCCACGATTGCCGGAGGTGCGATGGCTTGGGATCGCACCTCGAGCCACTATCGCGGGCTCGGCGCCGCCCATGACCGCGTGCGCAAGGTGATGCGGTAGTGGCTGGTCGTAAGCCCAGTTGGCGCGGTGCGACGACATCCTCGACCGCGCGCGGTTATGGCTATCGCTGGCAGAAGGAGCGCGCGCGGTATCTCGAACAGAATCCGTGTTGCGTGCGGTGCGAGCGGCGCGGCCGCGTCGTCGCGGCCACTGTGGTCAATCACCGCGTGCCGCACCGGGGCGATCAGACGCTGTTCTGGGACGAACGTAATTGGGAAGCGGTGTGCAAGCCCTGCCATGACGGCGTCATCCAGGCGGAAGAGAAGAGCGGTATCGTGAAGGGCACGGACATCAAGGGGCGACCGACCGACCCTGCGCACCCGTGGAACCGCTCGGTCGAGTAAAAAAGTTTCGAAGCCTAACCTCGCCGCCTGGGCGATTTTTCAGGGGCCGAAGGTGGATCGGGCCGTGCTGGACCTATCATCGCCCGACCGACGAGACGCAACATTGTTGCGCGCCATGCGGTCGACCCCACCCCGGGGTCGAAAGTCCACGGCCGCCGGGGCCTAGACCGCCACCGGTCCAACATTTTCACTCCGAGCTGTTTTTAGGGGGGGAGGGTTTCCCGCCCCCGACGGTGATTCATGGCCGTGATCGAGATCGAGGGCGGCGACGGGATTCCGCCTGAGCCGAACTGGCGCAGCGTGTTCGGCCGGGCCGCGGATCGCGAGGCGGCCGGCGAATATTGGCGGGCGATCGTGTCCGAGCTCCGCTCGAATGAGAAGCTGGCCGTTGCCAACGCGCATTCGATCAAGCGCCTGGTCGTTGCCTATGTGACCTATGACATCTCGGCCCGCGAAGTGCTTCGCATTGGCCCAGTGATGAAGGCGCCGAAGACCAAGGTGCCAACCTACAATCCGTGGTGGACGACCATGAACAACGCCGCGTCGACCGCGGCGGCGATCGAGGCCGAGCTGACCATTTCTCCGAAACAGCGCAGCGGAGGCGGCAAGGTGGAGCGGAAGCAACGCAAGCGCACCGGCGCCGACCAGTATTTGAAGCCGGTCAGCAAGGCTTAGCGCGTGGCCGCGAACAGGTTCCTCGCGCTCGAGGATCCGACCACTGCCTGGGCCGAGGCCGCCGTCGCCGGCAAGATCGTGGTCGGCGATTTCGTGGGCGGCGCGGCCGAGCGGCATCTGCGCGATATTCGCGACGGCGAACGAAGGGGGATATTCTGGCGGCCGGAAGCCGCCGCGCACGCGCTGGGCTTCTTCCCGGCGGTCTTCACCGTCACCGACGGCCCGGCGGCAGGGAACCCATTCTATCCGCTGGTCTGGCAGACCTTCGTCATCGGCAGCATCTTCGGCTGGCTCAATGCGAGCGGACGATGGCGCTTCCGCTCGGGCTGGCTCGAAACCGGCAAGGGACAGGCTAAGTCGCCGCTGATGGCGGGGATCGGCCTGTACATCATGGGCTGGTGCGGCATCCCGCGCGCGCAGGTGTTCGCGCTGGGCAACGACAAGGCCACCGCCAACGTCCTGTTCCGCGACGCAACTGCGATGTGCCGGGCGGACATCCCCGAGCAGGAGGAGGGGGACAGCCTCGAGGCGCGCGGCGAGGTGATCATCCGCGGCGAAGGCGACAACGCCTGGAAGATCGAGCACCCGGATTCGGGCTCGTTCTTCCGCACCCTGGCCGGCGGCGAGCGCCAGTCGGGACCGCGCCCCGCGGCAGTGCTCGCCGACGAGATCCACGAGTTTCGCACCGACGCGTCGCTGAAGACGTGGGAAGAGGCCATCGCCAAGGTCGCCGGCAACGCGATCATGCTGATGGGCACCAACACGCCGGCCGCGACCCAGCACGTCGGCACGTCCTATTCGGATCTGTACCAGGACATCGCGCTCGGAAAGGTGAAGGACGACACGGCATTCGCCTTCGTGGCGCGCGTCGACAAGGCCGATCGAGAGACGGTGTTCACGAATGAGGCATGCTGGCCCAAGGCGCTGCCGGCGCTGGGCGAGACCTTCCCGATCGAGAATATCCGCGAGCGCGTGAACACCGCGCGCACCCGGATCTCGACGGCATCATCAACCAAGCGGCTCTATTTCGGCATCCCGACGGGCGCGGCGGATTTCTGGATTGCGGAGGAGGCCTGGGCGGCGGTTCAGGGCAATGTCGAAGGCCAAGCCCTGCGCGGCAAACGCTGCTATCTCGCGCTCGATCTCAGCCGCAAGAACGACCTTACTGCGCTGTCGGCGGACTGGGTGACGCCACGCGCGGAAAAGGGGCCGCTCCACGACGTCAAGACCTGGTACTGGACGACGAAGGAGGGCCTCGACGACCGGGCCAAGGCCGACGGAGCGCCCTACCAGGACTGGGTCGACGAAGGTTATCTGATCCCCGTCCCTGGCAGCGTGATCGACTATACGTTCGTCGCGACCAAGGTGGCCGAGATCGATGCCGAGCACGACGTAGCATTTCTCGCCTTCGACGCCGCGTTCATCAGTCTTTTCATGGAAGCCTGCGAAGAGATCGGCTTTCCGGTCTGGAAGTTCGAAGGTCCAGGCAAGCCGGAAGGCAAGGGCCTTAAGCTCGTCGCGCATGCCCAGGGTACCCGGGTGATGTTCGAGGAAAAACAGCTGTGCATGCCGCAGTCGATCACCAAGCTCGAGGACGTCATCCTCGACGGATCGATCGTGATCGACGCGTCGCCGGTGACCTATAGCTGCGCGGCGAATGCGGCGCTGACCGAGGATGGCCAGGCCAACCGGGCATTCGACAAGAAGCGTTCGCGTGGGCGCATCGATGGAATCGTGACCGTCGCCATGGCCGTCGGCGCCGCGGCGATGAACGAGAAGCCGCCGAAGCCATCGGTCTATTCGAAGCGCGGCGTGATCAGAATCTGAAGGAGGCGACATGGCAGGATTGTCGCCTGACGATTACCGCGCCGCGTCCGGATATCGGAGGAACGGGCCTCCGTCGGCACCGCCGCCGAGCATGGTCAGCCGGGCCGGGCCGGTGTCGGCCTGGACTGACATGGACCTGAACAGCCCGGTGCTGGCCGAGTTCATGCGCGACGGCCGGACATCGATCGGCGGGGTCGCAGTCAACGAGAAGATGGCGCTGCGTAACAGCACCTTCTTCCGCGCGGCCAACCTGATCGCCGGCTCGATCGGGATGCTGCCCACGCATCTGATGCGCCGGACTGTGGGCGCGGACGGCAAGGAGCGCATTGAGAAGGCCAAGGATCACCCGCTCTACCGGATCCTGCACAAGCGCCCGAACAACTATCAGACCGCATTCGAGTTCAAGAGCTACATGCAGCTGATGGCGCTGCTCGACGGCAACGCTTACGCGCTCATCATTCGCGGATTCCGGAGCAGGATCACCCAGCTGGTCCCGCTCAAGCGGGGATCGGTGACTCCGAAGCTCGACGACGAGTGGCGACTGACCTTCGAATATCGCCGCCCCTCGGGCGGCACCGTGATCCTGACCGCCGACCAGATCTTCCACTTCCGGCATCCGATCACGCGGGACGGGCTGTGCGGCGTCAACCTGGTCGACATGGCGGTGAACGCGATCGGGGTCGCTTCCCAGGCCGAGCGTGCGGCGAGCAAGCTGCTCTCTGGCGGCGTGATGGCCGGCGGCGCGATCGAGACCGAGCAGACCCTCGGCGAGGAGGCTATTAAGAATCTGAGGGACAGCCTCAAGGAGGACCATTCGGGCGCCGAGAATGCCGGCGACTGGCTGATTCTCGAGGAGGGCCTGAAGGCCAAGCCGTTCCTCGGCAGCGCGAAGGACGCGCAATACGACGAGCTGCGCAAGCGCCAGGCCGAGGAGGTCTCGCGCTTCACGGGCGTTCCGCGCCCGCTGCTGATGTTCGACGAGACCAGCTGGGGCTCCGGCATCGAGCAGCTCGGCCTCTACTTCGTAACCTACTGCCTGATGATCTGGTTCGTCGCGTGGGAGCAGGCGATCGAGCGCTCGTGCCTTACCGATGCCGAGCAGGATGCCGACGAGCTCTATGTGAAGTTCAACGAGGGCGCGCTGCTGCGCGGCTCGCTTAAGGATCAGGCCGAGTTCTTCAAGGCGGCCCTGGGCCCGAACCAGGGCTACCGCTCGCCCAACGAGGTCCGTGCTGCCTTCGATCTCAACCCCAAGACCGGGGAAGAGACCGGCCCCGACGCCATTCCCGAACCCAGCGCCGCCAAGGCCACAGAGCCTCAGAAGGAGCCCGCCAATGTCTGAATCGAAGGCTCCGCGCCCTGCGGGTGCGGTCGTCGTTCCGCGGCCTCTCGCCCCTGGCCTGCGCCGAGGTGCCATTCTGCCAAGTGGCCGGCTCGCACCACGCGTCTATTCGCGCGAGCGCCCCAGCGCCCTGCCCCTGCCCGGCGATCGCAATATCTCGGCCCTGACGGCCCCGCAGGTATTCGAGCGCTGGTCGGCCGATGCCGCAGGCGTCCGCCCGGCGGCGGTCGAGATGGGCGACAACGTCATCACCATGTTCGACGTCATCGGCGAGGACTGGTGGACCGGCGGCGGTGTGACGGCGAAGAAGGTGTCCTCGCAGTTGCGCGCGATCGGTGACCGACCCGTCGAGGTCCAGATCAATTCGCCCGGCGGCGACATGTTCGAGGGCCTGGCGATCTACAATGTCCTGCGCGAGCATCCGCAGGCGATCACCGTCAAGGTAATGGGCATGGCCGCCTCGGCCGCCTCAATCATCGCCATGGCCGGCGACACGGTCGAGATTGGAGCGGCGAGCTTCATCATGATCCACAATTGCTGGGTCGTCGCGGTCGGCAACCGGCACGACATGAAGGAAACCGCCGAGTTCCTGGCGCCCTTCGACCAGGCCATGGCCGACGTCTATGCCCAGCGTACCGGCCAGAAGGCGGCCGAGATCGCCGGCTGGATGGACGCCGAGACCTATATGTCGGGGACGACCGCGATCGATCGCGGCTTTGCGGACGCGCTGCTCGCCGCCGACAAGGTGAAGACCGACGAGAAGGCGAAGGCCGCCGACCGCGAAGTCAACGAGATCCGCGCGCTCGAGCGCACGCTGCTGGCATCCGGCCGCAGCCGCAGCGAGGCCCGCGCCACCATCAACAAGATCAAGGGCAAGCCCGGCGCTGCCCTCGAGCCTGCCGACATGCCTGGCGCTGGCGGCGAAACCGAGCTGGCGGGTGGCATCGCCGCCCTGATCAGCACCCTTCGTAGATAATCAGCCCCGGCCGCGCCGGGCAGGAGACCAATCATGCAGTTCAAGTCGAAAACCGCCCTCGCGGCGGTGGCGACCGTGCTCGCCCATCCTTTTCGTTCGATTTTCGCCAAGCGCCCGACCCTGACGCTGACGGCGCCACCGCTCTTCTTCGACAATCCCGAGGATGCGCTGGCGGATGCCAACCGCCGCATGGGCCTGGATGCATCGCAGGTCGAGGTCGCGGTGTCCCGCGTTCCGCGCGCTATCGTCGGCGCCACCGTGCGGGCCGACGCTTCGGGCGATCCGAAAGCCATGCTCGCGCAGCTCAACTCGGCCTTCGAGGAGTTCAAGGCCACCAACGAGCAGAGCCTGAAGTCGAAGGTCGATGAACCGCTTCTCAACGAGAAGATGGCCGCGATCAATGCGACCCTGGCCGATCTCACCAAGGCGATCGACGAGCATGCCGTCAAGCTCGCCGCCGCGCAGCTCAATGCCGGCGAAAAGCCCCGGCTCGATCCCGAATATGATGGGATGTTCAACGCGTATATGCGCGGCGACGGCGACGAGGCGAAGCTGAAGGCGGCCCAGAAGGTGGGCATCCGCGCCGCGATGACCGAAGGGTCGAACGCCGACGGCGGCTATACCACGCCGGTCGAGTGGGATCGCACGATCACCGGGCGTCTCAAGCTGATCTCGCCGATCCGCCAGGAAGCCAACGTCATTTCGATCAGCAAGATCGGGTTCACCAAGCTGTTCACCGATCGCACGGTCGGCTCCGGCTGGGTTGGAGAGGTGGCGGCGCGGCCTGCGACGACCACGCCGCAGTTCACGGCGCTGGCGTTCACCCTTGGCGAGATCTACGCCAATGCCGCCGCCTCGCAGGATCTGCTCGACGACAGCGAGATCAACATGGAAAGCTGGCTTACGGGCGAGATCGACATCGAGTTCTCGCGCCAGGAGGGCATTGCCTTCGTCAGCGGCGACGGCACGAACAAGCCCTATGGCCTGCTCCCCCATGTGACCGGCGGTGCCCTTGCCGCCCGCCACCCCTGGGGCGCGATCCTCACGGTTGCCAGCGGCGCGGCGAACAGCACGACCACCGACGCGGTGCTCGATCTGACCGGCGCCCTGCCGGCGATGTATGAGCCCAACGCCAAGTTCTTCATGAACCGGGCGAGCTTGTTCAAGCTCCGCAAGTTGAAGGACGGCCAGGGCAATTACATCTGGCAGCCGTCCTATCAGGTCGGCCAGCCCTCGACACTGCTCGGCGCTGCTGTCGTGGACGTGCCGGACATGCCGGCGATGACCACCGGCAACGCGGCGATTCTGTTCGGCGATATGAGGGAAACCTACATCGTCATCGACCGGATCGGCACCCGCATCCTCCGGGATCCGTTCACGAACAAGCCCTATATCTGCTTCTACGTGACGAAGCGGGTCGGCGGCGGCGTCGTGAATCCCGACGCGATGAAGGCGCTCGTGATCGCCTGATCAGCGCTGACCATGGGGCCGGCGCGTTGCCGGCCCCGACATTCGAAAGGAAAACGTCATGAAGACGGAGAAACCCGAAGCTGGCGGGACCAAGCCTGCCGCCATCGCACCGGCAACCACGGTCGATCCGGCTGGCGCCCCGGTGCAGGATCTGCCTGACGTGGACATGTCGCACCCCGCGGTGGATGCAAACCCTCGCGCGGGCACCACGACCGACCAGAATCGCATCGACTTCAACGACCCGACGCTTTCGGGCCAGGAGGCGGTCGAGAAGAACCTGAGGGACCAGGCAAAGGCCTGATTGTCCACCCAGAATGCAATGGGCGCCGGTCGCTCACGCGGCCGGCGCTTTTATTTCCACGAGGTGATTGATGGCTGAACCCGTCTCCCTCGATGCGGCCAAGCGCCACCTGCGGCTCGAGCTCGATGACAACAGTGAGGACGCCGTCCTCGAGGGCATCATCAGCGATGCCAGGACGTGGGTCGAGAATTATACCGGCCAAACGCTGATCGCGGGCGAGAAGGTAGAATATCTCGACGCCTTCAAGGCGCGGATCTCCACCTGGCCGATCAGGTCGATCGACAGCGTCGCCTATCGCGATGCCGACGGCGTCGAGCAGCCTTTCGGGGCCGAGAATTACCGGGCGTCGATCAACAACCGCCCCGCTCGACTTGTGCTGATGTCTGGCCCCGCCTGGCCGGTGACGTGCCCGGGCCCTGGTGTGGTCAAGGTCACCATGAAGGCAGGCTACCAGCAGGTCGACGACATCCCGCGGGGCATGATCAGGGCGATGATGTTCCTGATCGGGGGATTTTACGAAGATCGCGAGACTGGCGGCCTTGCGGCCGATGTCGAAGCGGCTGCGCGGCGCGCCTGCGGGGCGGCGTCAAAGGGTTGGCGGCTGTGATCAAGGCGGGCGACCTCAATCGGCGGATCACACTGCAGAGCCGCATCACCGCGCAGGACGACGGCGGTCGGCCGAGCGTCGCCTGGGCCGATGTCGTGACGGTGTCGGCGGAGGTGCAGGACATGCTGCCTTCGCGGGGCGAGCGGATCGCCGAGGGGTTGAACGTGGCGAACAGGCCTTGCCGGATCCGCATCCGCTACCGCGAGGGCGTGAGCCCCGACATGCGGGTGCTCTATCGCGGGCGGACACTGCGGATCGTGTCGATGCCGGCGGAGCTGGGGCACCGCGAGGGGCTTGAGTTCATGGCCGAGGAATTGACGGTGGAGGGCCAGGAGCCATGAGCCGCGACTTTCCGGTCAAGGGCCTTGAGGACGTGATGAACGTCCTGACGCTGCTGCCGAAGAACATGCAGACCAACGGCGTGCGGCAGATGCTGACGGCCATGGCCGATCCGATCGTGAAGGAAGCGCGAGAGCGTGCGATGGCGATCAGCCCGAAGATCGCCAAGGCGATCCGCAAGGGCTCGCCTCGCAAAAACCAGGATGGGACATTCTCGATCCGCGTCTATGTCGATGAGAAGCGCGAAGATGGATGGCTCGGCTACCTGTTCGAGCACGGCATTCGACCGCACGAAATCAAGCTCAAGCGCAGCAGCGGCGGCAAGGCGGGCCGCAACGCGGCAGCGCGGGATGGCGCCAAGGCGATCAAGATCGGCGAGCGCTTCGTTTCCGGAATCATCTCACACCCCGGCGTCAGGCCGCACCCGTTTCTGATCCCCGCGCTCGATATCCGGGCCGATGATGCCGTCCAGGCTGGGCAGGTGAAGCTGGCGCAGTTCGTCGAAGGCAAGACGGGCTTCGCAGCGCCGCTCGACGAGGCCGCGTAATGGATGGCGCAACCGCGATCTATGGGGTGCTGTCGGGCTTTTCGGCGCTGACCGACCTGGTGGCGCTGGATCGGATCGTCACCGACGACGTGCTGCCGGCCGGCGGTCTGCCGGCGCTGCAGATCGAGACGGTGTCGGGCACCGATCTGGGCACGCTGCAGCTCGGCGCGACGGTGCATGTGCGGCAGCGGATCCGCATCCGCATCCATGCCGCGACCTCGGGGTCGCGCGCGGCGGTGCGGGCGCAGGTGCGCCGCGCGCTGTTCGCGGGGCGGTTCCCGGTGGTGGCGGGGCTGGGCAACGTCGCGGTCCACACCGATGGCGAAGGCCCCGACGGGCTCGCGCCCGAGAGCAATGTACGGATCGGGCTTCAGGACGCGATCGTCACTTATACGCAGGCGCGATAGGCACGCAGGCGCGATGATGGGGAGTTACGAACATGGCTGATCTGGTGATTACCGCGGCGAATGTCGCGCGGGCGGGCGATGGGATCGACGATCACGGCACGGCCGGGGTGGCGGTCACGGCGGGACAGGCGGTCTATCTCGACAGCGCCACGGGCACCTACAAGCTCGCCGACAATGACAGCGCGACGGCCGAGGCGCGATCCCCCGATGGCATTGCGCTGAACCCGGCCGCGATTGGTCAGCCGCTCGTTGTGCGCAAGAAGGGCCGGATCACGATCGGCGCGGCCGTGACGGCGGGCGTCCCCTATTATCTCAGCTCGACGGCCGGTGGCATCTGCCCGGCGGCCGATCTCGGCAGCGGCGATTATCCGACCCTGCTCGGCTTCGCGGTTTCGGCGACGGTGATCGATCTCAAGATCATCGAAGCCGGCGTCGCGCTTGCCTGATGGACGGGATCGCGTCACGCCGGTTCAGCCTGGCGGGAAGATCCTATGCGGCGGGCGCGCCGGTATCGCTGCCCGATGCGCAGTTCGCCGAGCTCGCGCTCCTTGGGCTGGTCGACAGGCCACCCCCGCAGGCCAAGCCCCCCAGGCCGTCGCGAAAGCGCGGCTGACCCGAGATTGCCGCACCCCGGCAATGACCCGCCCCGCCTTCGCGCGGGGTTTTTTATTGGAGAATCCCGATGACCGATTTTACCACGGGCGCCGGGGCGACGTTCGGCCTCACCGCCGCAGCCCCCGCCACCTACAACCAGGCCGGCTATGAGGCGCTGGCCTTTACCGAGGTCGGCAAGGTCACCGACTTCGGCCAGATCCCGAGCCGCGTCTACGAGGTCGTCAAGCTCATGTATCTCGCCTCGGCCGGGACCGACAAGGCGAAGGGCGGCTATGACCTCGGGACGCAGACGATCACGGTCGCGCTCGACGGCAACGACGCGGGGCAGATCCTGCTCGCCGCGGCGACCAACAGCATATCGGCCTATTCGATCAAGCTCCATCATCCGGTGCTCGGCACGATCTACGCGCGCGCGCTGGTAATGGGCGGGCCGAAAGCGTGGGGCAACAACAGCACGGCCAGCACCTGGCAGGTCACGATCGAGTATAAGATCGCCAGCGCGACCGAGGATGGCGTGGTGACCGTCGCCGCCTGATCGCCCCCCCAAACCCTGACGTTTCCCGCCCGCTTTATGCGGGTTTTTTCATGCCCGGCTCGCCGTCAGGGCGGCGAGCCGGGCACCCTTCCCTGAAAGGTGAATCATGGCAGTCAATATTCTCTCGAAGCGGGTCGCCGACGTGGCCGATCTGCCCTGCAAGAACCCTGATGGCTCGCCGATGGTCGACGATGCCGGCAACCCGTCGAGCGCGACGGTGTTCGGCCCCGGCACCAAGATCTGGCAGGTGGCGGATGCGGCCAAGAAGCGCAAAGGCGTGAAGCGTACGCGCGAAGCCAATGGTAAGACCGAGGCCTATTTCGACAACGAGGTAGAGGACATCATCGAATTTCTCTGCGCGATCACGAAGCGCTTCAATAATATGGAAATCGAAGGCTTCACCGGCTCCGACAAAGATTTCGTCCGGGCCGTCTATAGTGATCCGCTGCTCGGTTACATCCGCGATCATATGGACGCGGATACGCGGAACTGGGAAAATTTTACGAAAGCCTCGCTGAGTCTCTTGAGCTTTGGGTCAGACAATCAGCCTGGCTGAACACGGCGCCCGAGATCGAGCATAAGGGCAAGGGGCCGAAGCCCGAGCCGGTGACGCGGCTCAAGCTCGCGCGGCGAGACGGCCAGGATGTGCGGTGGCCGGACAATCCGGCGCCGCATATCACCGAATGGCTGTTTGAGATCGGGCCCTCGGTGGCGGGCGCGATGGGGGAAGCTCCGATCGACTGGTCGCACCTGCGCGACTGGGAGCATTTCACGGGCGTCGAACTCGATGCCTGGGAGGCGGCGACGATCCGGCGCCTCTCGTGCGCTTTTGTCGCGCAGCGGCATGCCGCCGAGAAGCCCGACTGCCCCGAACCCTATGCCGAGATATCCGAAGCCGCACAGGCCCGGAAGATCGACGCGCAGTTCAAGGCGATGCTTGCGGCGTTCTCGAAGGGGTGAGCGCGGCAATCGAAGCGAAACCAGGGCGGCTCTCGGGCCGCCCTTTTCATGTGAAGGAGGTCTGCCGATGTCTGGAATACCGGCGGGCCGGCTCTCGATCGAGATCGTCGCCGAGGTCGCGCGGCTGCAGGCGGATCTCGATCGGTGCAAGAGCGCGGTCAAGGCGGCGTCGGGCGATATCGCCGCGTCGGCGCGGGCCGCGAACGACAATCTGCGGGCGATCGGCAATGGAGCCGGCGCGGGGCTGCAGCAATTCTCGCGCGAGGTGGCGGCGCTCAAGGGTCGGCTCGATCCGGCATTTGCGGCGCTGCAGGGCTACAAGCAGCAGGTCGCGCTGCTCCAGAAGGCGCTGGCAGAAGGGGCAATCTCGCACAAGCAGTTCGTCGAGCAGATGCGGGTGGCGGTCGGCGTCTATAAGGGCGCGGGCAGCGAGATGGTCAGGACTTCGGGCGCAGGGCGGATGCTCGGACAGCAGCTGTCGCAGGTCGCGCAGCAAGCGGCGGCGGGCACCAATGTGCTGCAGGCGCTGGCGATCCAGCTGCCCGATATCGCCGTCGGCATGTCGGCCGCCGGCGGGGCGGCGAAGGGTTTCGCTGGTTTCCTGGGCGGGGCATGGGGAATTGCGATTACCTCCGCAATCGCTGTGCTGGTGCCGCTGGTCTCGAAGCTGTGGGAAGCGGGCGATGCTGCCGACAGTTCGGCCAAGAAGATCCGCAGCTTCGCGACCGCGGCCGATCTGGCGCAACAGAGCACCGAAGTCGTCAAGATGACCGCGTCACTCGGTGAATTGCAGGCGCAATACACCCGCATGGCTGGGCCTTCGCGCCAGAGCCAGGCCTTCTTCGCCAATACCGTGCAGGGCAAAGATCTCGCGCAGCAGATCGCGCTGAAGAAGGCTGATATCGAGACGACGCGGAACATCATCGGTCTGCGCGACAAGCAGATTCGGCAGATCGAAGCGGTTGACGCCGGCGTCAAAGCCGCGGCCCTGGCGGAGCGCGAGCATAAGAAGGATCTTCGAGAGTCCGCCAAGGCGGCTCGTGAGGCAGCTGCGGCCCAGAAAGAATATGAAAAATCCCTGATGGGCCGTGTCCAGTCCGGCACCTTTCTCGGGCAGTTCGCGACCGAGATGGACAAGCATCCGATCGTCGACATCGGTGAGATCTTCAAAGGCGCTGACCTCAGCGGCGTGATGAAGGAGATCGAAGCTATTCAGGAGGGTGTGCAGCGGCTGAAGGACGCCGATACGTTCATGGCGGACTATACCGACAAGCTGCGCCTCTCGGCCGAACTGGCGGACTCGCTGGGCGATAGCCTGTCGAAGGCTTTCGGCAGGGGCGGTGCGGCGCTGGGCGACATGGTCAAGATCCTCGGCACCTATGGCGACCGGCAATCCGAGATCGAGAAATCTGGCAAAAGCGCGGCCGAGCGCCAGAAGCTGAGCAGCGATCTCCAGCTGACCTCGCTGATCGACCTGACCGGGGCTGCGAAGGGCCTCTTCAAGGAGCATAGCGCGGGCTACAAGGCGATGGAGGCGGCCGAAAAGGCGCTGACGATCGTGCAGATCGCGCGCACGGCTGTGGCGGTTGCCGAGGGCGCGGCGAACATGTTCGCGGCTGCGGGGCCGGGCGGGTTCCCGCTGGTCGCGGCGATGCTCGGCGTGATGGCGTCGCTTGGCTTCGCCGGCGGTGGCGGTGGCGGGGCCGCGCCCAAGTATAATGACGGCAAGGGGACCGTGTTCGGCGACAGCGACGCCAAGAGCGACAGCATCAAGCGGTCGCTCGACCTGCTCGGCGATATCGATACCGACATGCTGGCGGTGTCGCGGCAGATGGCGGCGAGCCTCAAGAATATCGAATCGCAGATCGGCGGGGTGACCAACCTCGTGCTGCGCAACGGCCTCGACAATGTCGAGGGCAAGATGGGGATCAGGACCGGGTTCAACAGCGCGGTGCCCGGCTTTATGACCAGTGGCGCGGCGCTCGGGGCAGCGGTTGGGGGATTCCTGATCGCGGGCCCGATCGGGGCTGCGATCGGCGCCATCGCTTCGAAGATTCCGATCCTCGGCGACATCCTCGGCGGCATCGGCAAGCTCGTCGGTTCGCTGTTCGGCACCAAGACGAAGGTGGTCGGCAGCGGTATCTTCGGCGGCCCGCAGAGTTTTGGCGACATCGAGGATCTGGGCTTCGCGGGGCAGACCTTCGTCGACATCAAGAGGACGAAGAAGTTCCTTGGGGTCAGCACGGGCAGCAAATACAAGACCAAATATGGTGATCTCGACGACAGTATCGAGCAGCAGTTCGGGCTGCTGCTGACCAGCTTCGGCGACGCGATCAAGCTCGCCGCGGGGCCGCTCGGGCTCGATCTCGACACGATCACCGCCAAGCTCGACAGCTTCGTCGTCGATATCGGCAAGATCGACCTGAAGGGGCTGACCGGCGACGAGATTCAGGAGAAGCTCGAAGCCGTGTTCGGCGCGCAGGCCGACAAGATGGCGCAGTTCGCCATCGCCGGGCTGGAGAAGTTCCAGAAGGTCGGCGAGGGCTATTTCGAGACGCTGGTGCGCGTCGCCTCGACGGTCGAGGCGGTGACGAGCTCGCTGCAGCTGCTCGGGCTGTCGGCGCAGTCGCTCGGCCTCGACGCGAGCATGGCGATCGCGGGCTTCTTTGACAGCGTGTCCGATTATCAGAGCGCCGCGGGCGCCTATTTCGAGACCTATTATTCGGAGGCCGAGCAGACCGCCGCCAAGACCGCGGCGCTGGGCAAGGTGTTCGCGAGCCTCGGCGTCGCGATGCCCGACAGCATCGCGGGTTTCCGGGCGCTGGTCGAGGCGCAGGATCTGGGCACCGCGGCCGGGCAGCAGCTCTATGCCCAGCTGCTCCAGATCGCCCCCGCCTTCGCCGAGGTGGCGAATGCCGGGCGCAGCGCGGCGAGCGCGGCGGCGATCCTGCGCGAGCGGCAGGACCTGCAGAAACAGATCTGGGAGCTGGAGGGCAATACCGCCGCGATCCGCAAGGCCGAGATCGACGCGCTCGACCCGTCGAACCGCGCGCTGCTTGAGCGGATCTATGCGCTCAAGGATCAGGCGGCGGCGGAGGCGGCGGCCGAGCAACGGAGGGCGGCGGCAGCCCAGCGTGCGCAGGAAGCCGCGCAGGCCGCCAAGCAGCTCGCCGATGCGTGGAAATCGGCCGGGGATTCGATCCTAGAGGAGATCAACCGCATCCGGGGGCTGACCCAGTCCCAGGGGCAGAGCTATGCCCAGCTGCTCGGCCAGTTCAACGCGGCGAACATGGCGGCGCGCGGCGGGGACATCGATGCGGCGAAGTCGCTGCCCGGGCTTTCGAAATCGCTGCTCGACATGGCCGCCGGGATGGCCGCGACGAGCGTCGACCTGGCGAGGATCCAGAACCAGGTCGCCGCGGCGCTCGGCACCACCTATGCGGCAATGAACGGCGGGACATTGTCGGCCCCCGCGCCCGCGCAGGAGAATCAGCGGTGGTGGGACAGCTTCGCGCAGAGCCAGGTGTCGAGCGCGGAGAAGGGCGCGAACGACGATGTCGTGACCGAGTTGCGCGATCTCAAGGCGCAGGTCGTCGCCACCAACAATCGCATGACCAAGCTGGTCGAGCATGCCGAGGTGACCGCGGACGCGCTCGATCGCGCGCGCACGCGGGGCGGCGGTAGCGCGCTCGCGGTGAAGACCGTCGCATGAAGCTGATCAAACCGACCGCGATCAGCGACGCCATGCTGCTCGCCAGCAATGTCGTCGAAGGCGGAACTGCGCTGTGGAGCAGCGCCACCACCTATGCGCTGGCCGCGATGGTTGGCGTGTCGGCCGGCGGGGTGATCACGATCTATGAGAGCCTGTCGGCCGGGAACCTCAACCATGCCCCGGCTTCGTCGCCGACATGGTGGCGCGAGCGATCGACGACCTATGCGGCCTATAGCGCGGGGACGAGCTATGCGCTCGGCGCGCGGGTGATCGATGCCGCGGCGCACCTCGTCTATGAGAGCGCGGCCGGATCGAACATCGGCAACGCGCTGAGCGACACGACGAAGTGGACGCTGGTCGGCGCGACCAATCGCTGGGCGCCGTTCGACCAGAAGGTCGGCACCGTGGTGCGGCGGACCGGGACGATCAGCTATGAATTGTCGCCGGGTGCGATAGCGGCGCTGGCGCTGCTGGACTGTTCGGCAGAGTCGGCGACCGTGGTCATGATGGACGGCGCGACCGAGGTCTACAACCGCACGATAAGCTTCAACGTTGGCGGCGCCGCGATCGACAGCTGGTATCGTTGGTTCTTCGATCCGATCGGCACGCGGATGAACATCGTGTTCGACGATCTGCCGATCTTCGCCGCCGCGACGGTGACGGTGACGATTACCGGCCCGAGCGATGCCGACTATATCGAGGCCGGCACGATCGTCGTCGGGCGCACCGCGGATCTCGGCGGCACCGCAAAAGGTGCCGAGATCTCGATCAAGGATTTCAGCGAGAAGGATATCGACGAGCGGTTCGGCACGGTCGTTTCGATCGTCGAGCGCGGCTATTCGAAGCGGATCAGGGCGAAGACCCTGATCATGACCGCCCATGCCGATTATATCGCAACGACGCTGTCGAAGCTGCGCGCGACGCCGGTGGTGTTCATCGGTGAGGACGGTTTCGATTCGCTGATCGCCTACGGCTTCTATTCCGATTTCACGATCACCCTCGACGAGGCGATCGGCAGCGTCAGCACGCTGTCGCTGTCGATCGAGGGGATGTCGACGAGCATCTAAAATCCCTTGTTTGCCGCGATTTCCGAGCCGCCAGAGGGCGACCCCTCTGGCTCGAAATCCCTCTAGCGGGAGCCGCCATGACCATCACTGCCCTGCCGACCTATCCGTCGCGCGACGATCCGGACAATTTCGACGCGCGGGTTGTCGCCTATCTCGCCGCGCTCGACACCTGGACGACCGAGGCGAATGCGCTCGGCGTCCAGATCGACGCTGATGCGGCGACGGCCGCCGCGGCCGCGTTGACCGCCGTCAACGCGCCTGGCACTTGGGCGACGAGCACGACCGACATTACTTTCGGCGTCGGCAGCAAGGGCTTCGGAATCCAGACCGGCAAGGTTCTCGTGCCCGGCATGCATGTTACGATCGCCGAGACGGCGGCTCCGGGCAATTTCATGCATGGGCCGATCGACAGCTATAACTCCGGCACGGGTGCATTGGTGGTTTCGGTGAACAAGGTGCGCTCGCTCAACACGAGCGCGTCGGCCTGGACGATTTCCCTCAGCCCGCCCATGGATTTTGTCGCCGCAACGGCGGCGGAGATCTGGGCGGCGACGTCTGACGATGTTGCCGTGACGCCTGCGGGGCTGCTCGCAGCTGGCGTGAGCCAGGGGGTCGCCGACGCGGCGACGATCGCGCTCGATCTGGCAGCCGGGGAGAGCTTCCATCTCACGACGGCGATGGCGGCGAACAGGACGATTGCCACTCCCACGAGTGTCGCCACGAAGGTGGGCAAGTGGTTCCAGTTCAAACTGCCTCCCGGCGGCTTCGTGCCGAGTTTCAGTACGTGGTGGGATTTCGGGGCGCTGACGCCGAGCTTCAGCACCGATCCGACCAAGGCCGACATCCTGACGGTCTATGTGCGCAGCGCGACCAAAGGGGAGACCCGGGTCTCGAAGGGTTTCGGGATCTGATGCGCGGGATGATGGGAGTGGCCGGCGAGATCCCGGCTGCCAAGCTCGTGCAGACGGGCGGGGCGGTGAACCGGTCCGGCAAGGCCACCTTTCGGCCGGCGGTCGACTCGACGGCGCTGCCAGGTGATATCCTCGTCGTTCTCTGCGAGGTCGGATTGTTCCCGATACTCGGGTCGGGGAGCACTTGGCAGGGAGATGGTCTGATCCGGTGGCAGCAGCTGACCGCGGCGACGATGGCGGTCGAGTTCTCCCGGCCGGACATGACACAGCCGTTCCGATGGGCGATCATCCGCAATGTGCGCGATATCGTGCGGAGGATCAACGGCACGGCCTATCTGAGCACAGCCTTCTCGGGTTTCGCCAAAACCGAAAACCATGTCGGCCTTATCATGATGACCAGCATCGATCCGGCTTCTGGATCGACGACGCCGCATGTCGATGTCGGGGCGCAGCGCATCCCATCGATCGCGAATTATATTCGCCCTGCACCCGACGACGACGAGCGGATCAACCTGCACACATTCTTTTACCCGCCATATTCGACCTATCCGAACAATCTCGGGTTCGATGCCGGCGACAAGGCAAGCTGGCCGACCGATTTCCGCGTTTATGAAATGATTGGAGGTTGATGATGGCGCATGCGCGCAAGATCGACGGGGATTGGCACGAGCTGTTCGACGGCTTCACCGCCGATGGCATCTATCACCCTTATGGCTGGTGGCTGACAGCCACGCCCGAGCAGCTCGCCGAGCGGGAGATCGCTGAGATCGTTGAGGCCGGTCCCGCGCCGGACGATGTTCAGGTACTGGGCCAAGCATTGGCGGGCGACGAGGTGCCCGAACGCGTATGGACAACGGTCGATTACACAGTTGGCGAAGCTCGCGAGATCATCTGGGAGCGTGCCAAGACGGTGCGTGACGCGCATGTTGCCGGCGGATGCATAACCCCTGTCGGGCGGGTCGACAGCGACCCGGACAGCCAGCGAGCGATCAACGGCGCGGTCACCGGCGCGATGGTGGCGGCCGGTGCGGGGCAGCCTTTTGCGGTCGAATGGACGCTGGAGAACAATAGCCGGGTCATGCTCAACGGGGCACAGACGATCGCGATGGGGCTGGCCGTGCTCAACCATGTCAGCGCCTGTTTCGCAGCAGCGAATGTGCATCGCGACGCGATCAATGCGGCCGACAGTGCGGCCGAGGTTTTCGCGATCGATATCGAGGCCGGCTATCCGGCCTGATCCGCTTCACAATCTCAACTGCCTCGCCCGCTTTTCGCGGGCTTTTTCATGCCCGGAGGGAACCGGATGTATTCAGCGACAGGGGGAAGGCCGGTGAGCCCGTGGATTGAGACTGCGCTGGCGAAATATGGGGCGGTGCTGCTGGGGGTCTCGATCGGCACCGCGGCGAAATATGGCCTCAGCATGGGCGAGGGCCGCAAGGTGACGCGGGGCGAGGTGATATCGGATCTTCTCCTGGTGCCGTTCATGTGCCTGCTCGCGGCGTTCGTGGGCGCGAAGCTGGGCGCCGATCCGATGACGATGACGACGGTCTCGGCCTTTATCGCGATATCGTCCGACCGTCTGATCCGGATGATGCGCGAGCGCTTCGTGCAGCGGGTGGCCGAGGAGATCAGCGTCATCGAGCGGCAGAAGGGCGAAAAGCGCCAGGTCGCGCAGATCGAGCAATCGGTCGTCAACGTCCGCGATGAAGGGCTGAACGCGCCCACCGCCGCCACCAAGATGGTCCGCCAGCTGCCGCCGAACCCGCCGCAGCCTTAACAAGGAATCCAGCATGATCGATTGGACCAACGTCCAGCGCAGGCTGGGCGATCGCGGGTTCGTGCCCGGCGCGATCGACGGCCGGCCCGGCCCCCGCACCTATACGGCGCTGTTCGCTTTTGCGGCAAACCGCCAGGCCGACCCGGTGCTGGCGGCGATCGGCGCGGCGGCGGCGAAGCATCTGCCCGTCTACGGGATCGCCCGTACCCCGCCGAGGCTGGGTGAGTTCGTCGGGGAAACCTGCAACGAGACCGGCGGCTACCGGCTGTTCGAAGAGAATCTCAAATATAGCGCGAAGGCGATCCGGGCCTGCTGGCCGGCGCGCTTCCCGACCGAGGCGGCAGCGGCGCCCTATGCGTGGAACCCGCGCGATGCCGATCGCGAGGATATGGCGCTGGCGGCGCGGACCTATGGCGAGCGCATGGGCAACCTGCCCCGCGCGCTCGACGACGACGATCAGGAGGACGGCTGGCAATATCGCGGCCGGGGCATGCTCCAACTGACCGGGCGCGCCAATTACCGGGCGTTCGGCCGTTTGACCGGCTTGCCGCTCGAAGAGCATCCCGAGCTTGCCGCCGATCCGGCCGACAGCCTGCTGATCGCCTGCGCGTTCTGGCTGAAGGGCAAGGTCAACGCCGCGGTCGACGCCGGCGACTTCGCCAAGGCGCGGAAGATTACCAACGGGGGCGCGATCGGCCTCGGCCATGTCGCCGAGCTGCGCGCCCGCATCCTCTCCATATTGGACTGAAAGGGGCCAAGATGAGCGACACGACAGGAACAGAGATCAAGGTGCAGCCGAGTTCCGGCGTGCCGCTGATCATGAACATCTTCCGCCAGCTCGGCATCATCGCGGGCGGCTGCGCGCTGATCGCGGCGATGATCGGCAAGCGCGATCTGGCGGGCTTCATCGCGCTGATGCAGGGCGATCAGCTCGCGCCGATGGCGGCGGCGCTGGTGTTCGTGTCGGCGTCGCTCGGTTCGCTGTGGAAGACCGCGCATAATGAGTGGATCAAGCGGACGCTCGCCGACGAGGTATCGGACGATCTCGCCCGCGTGCAGGCGCATGGCCCGGCAAAGCTGATCATCGCCATCATAGCGGCGCTGGGCCTTACATCCTGCGCGACGATCGGATCGGGGGCGAGCCCGGCGCAGAAGCTGTTCGAGGCGCGCGGCTATTACAACGTCGTGAAGGCGGCGGCGGTCGACTATGCCGAGAGCCCGACCGCCGATCGCCGCGTCGTGCGCGAGATCGCGCATATCCGCGACCTTGCCCAGCCCAGCGTCGATTATGTCGACGCCTATGTCGCGTGCCGGGCCGAGGGGCAGGAGACGGTGCGGATCAGGGGCGTGGTCGATCCGGTCGACTGCCGGACCTTCAATTTCTCGGCGGCGAGCATCAGCGGCGCGGCGATCGCGCTGCGCACGGCCGCAACCCAGATCCTCGCCAAGACAGGAGGCAAGTGATGGATATCGCGAAGCTGATACTCAGGCTGCTCGACCTTGCCGTCGTGGGCGCGCTCACGATGGAGCGTGCGCAGGCGCTGCAGGCGGTCGTCGGCCCGATGCTTGCCGAAGGCCGCGACCCGACACCCGACGAATGGGCGGCGCTGCGCGCCCAGGGCGTCGATCTCGATGCGCGGCTCGATGCCGCGAACAGCCTGCTCAACGGCTGAAATTCACCACAGGAGGAACGAATGATGAAGCTCTATAGGGCGGCGGGCTGGCTGCTCGCGGCCGCGCTGTGCGTGCAGCCAGCGCTCGCGCAGGTTGATCCAAATGTGACCGGCCTTCCCGGTATCACCCAACGCACTACGAACGAATATGTGGCGGTGATCCAGGATGGCGTGCGGAAGGTGGGCACGCCCAGCCAGGTCACCAGCAACGTCTATGCCTGGAACTTCAAGCAGTCGAACACGGGGAAGATCCGCCGGGCGCTGATGCGGCTCACCTGGCCGGTGAGCGCCTTCCGGCCGAGCAATAATAACCCGGTCCTGCTCCATGTCGGCGACAGCACTACAGCCGGTGCGGCGGCGGGCGTGTTCAACACCGCGACCTATGCGATTTCCTACGTCAACAACAGCTATCCGTCGCGCTTCGGCGAGCAACTCGCACGCCGCTACGGCATTTCTGTGGTCGACGGCTATTGGGGCGATCGCAAGCAAAACGGCTATGATCCTCGGGTCACGCTCGGTGCGGGCGTCGTCAACAACAGCGGCCAGATCTCGCTGTCGGGCTATGCGATCAACTGGGGCAGCAGCATCACGACGACGACCGCGTTTGATTTCACGGCCGCGACCAACGCCAACCAGCCCAGTTTCGACTGCGCCGATATTTGGCATGTCCAGTTCAATGGCGGCGGCACCTACACGGTCAATGCCGATGGTGGCGCGACGCTGACCGGCGGGACGATCTCAACGAGCAACGCCACAGGCGCTCTGGCGAAGGCGACGGTGACCGGGGCATCGCTCGGAACGCATGTTCTCAACATCGCGCGGACGACGGGCGGCGCGGTCTATATTGCGGGCGTCGTGCCGCGCAATTGCTCGCTGCGGCAGCTGATCAACGTCAACGCAGGCCGGGGCGGATGGAAAGCGTCCGATTATGCGTCGACTTCAAATCCGTGGTCGCCGGCAAACGCGATCGCGGCGCTCGCGCCCGAGGGAACGTTCATTAACCTCGGGATCAACGAGACGGCGCCCGTTGACTGGGCGGCCTATAAGGCTTCGATCCAGGTGATCATCGACAAGGCCAAGCTCAGCGGCGACGTAGTGCTGATCGTGCCGCATTGGGTGGATACGGCGACGGTTCCGCTGGCGACGCAGCAGGCGCTGTCGACGGCGATCTACGAGCTGGCGACCACCAATGATCTGCCGGTGTTCGACAAGCAGAAGCTCTACGTCAGCCGCACTCAACAGAGCGCCGACGGTTATGTCTATGACACGCTGCATAATGACTATCCCGACGCAAGCCTCATGGGCTGGGCGCTCGAGGATGCGTTGGCTAGCCCATGGTGACGATCACCACTGGTACGTTCCCCAGCAGTCATCGCAAAGCGCGATAGGGTCTGCCTGCTCGCGGCGGACGCTGATGCAGTGCGGGCAAGATGTCGGCATAGGCGGGCCGAACAAAGCCCGCACGGTCTTCGCAACACGGCGATAAAGCGTGTCCCGCTCATGGCGGGCAACTCTCTTCCAAATATCCACAGGCATGCCTCCCGTTCGCGGCCGCATCCCCATGCGATCGCGAACGGCTGAGGTAGCAACCCGGCAAGCCTCTGGAAATCCCCGAAACTGCGTAAAGGCCCATTTTGGAGTAATCCGATGAAGCATCGAAATTTCGCGGGGCGGCTGGCCGCCGCATGGCCGGTCATATCCTTCGCTATGACGGCGCTCGCCGCGCTCACGCCCGCGCCGGCGACCGCCGGTTATTCCGAATCCCATGCCACCGCGTTCGCGGGCGGAAAGGCGACGCTCGAGGCGTGGTTCAAGGCGAATGCCGGCCCGAAGATCAAGCTGACCAAGAGCTTCGACGGCACCTTCACAGTCCAGGGCCAGGCCGATGCCGATCGGCTGGCGGGGACGCTGGTGCGCGGGCGGGTGGTCATATCCGCGAGCGGGGTTTCGCTGCGCAATTTCGCGGTGCAGGCGATTGCGCGCGATCCGGCGATCTATGATTATGCGGTGCTGACAGCGCCGACGCTGATCAACGGCAGCTATGACGGGCTCAGCTATGTCAACGTCACGCTGCCGGCGGGCCGGGCGGATCCGCGCGTGCCGGGGGCGGTGGCGAAGGAGCGCGCGCTCAACGCGATGTGGAGCCCGCTGGTCTCGATCACGGGCGGTGCGAAGAATATCGCGATCCGCGACTTCCGGATCGACGGCGGCAATGAGCGCATCCATTCGGGGATCGGCGGCACGGCGTACAGCCTCTATGTCACGATCGAGCGCGGCGAGATCCTGCGCACGGGCGACGACGGGGCCAAGCAGTTCAGCGTCTCGACCTTCCGCTGGTGCTATATCCACGATCTCCGCCCGTGGAACGCGGCCGTCGACGGGCCTTTTTACAGCGCGCCGAACAATGCGCGCTATCCCCACCTCGACGCGCTGCAGGCGACGCGTGGCGACGGCAACCTGGTCGAAGCGAACTGGCTGGAGAACAGCTGGACCGCGACCGCGACCGCCGGCGGCGACATGGTGAAGCCCGACAGCGGTCAATCGATCACGCGCTACACGCTGCGGCGGAACTACATGGCCGGCGGCAATAATTATGTCGCGCACTTCCTCAACCAGTCGGGCAAGCTCGATCCGGGCACGGGTGCGATCGTCAAGGGTGTGGTGGTGTCGGACAATATGATCGGCCGCGCGCCGGCCCCGGCCACGCTCTACTCCACAACGCTGGCCGCGCCGATCGAGCGGACCCCGTTCAGCGCGCCGCTCTATGCCGACCAGATCAGCTTCAGCGGCAATGTCTGGGCCGACACGGGCGCGGCGGTGAAGCTACCGTGGTTGCCGGTGCGGCCGTGA